GGAGAAGGAGGAATACATGCCCACCAATACCCCCAAGGCATCCCCGGCCGTGTCTTCGACCATTGGCCTGAAGAACATGGTCATCGCTCCGCTCACCGAGGATACCGAAGAGACACTCACCTACGGCGATCTTCAGCTGGTAGCCGGCGCCATCGAGGCGTCTGTCACCCCGGACAACGCCGATCCGGATATCCAGTACGCGGACGATATTGAGTTCGACACGCTGTATCCCGATCCGGAGCTGACGTTCCGCACCCAGATGGCGGACATCCCCCTGACCATCCAGGAGATGGTGTTCGGCAACAAGATCGACGACAACGGCGTGCTCATCCGCACTGCCACCGACAAGCCCGGCTATTTCGCGGTCGGATTCATGTCCGAAAAGTCCAACCACAAGTTCCGGTATGTCTGGCTGTATAAAGTGAGGGCGAAGCCGGTGACCGAAAACTACGGCACCAAGCAGGGCTCCACCATCAACCGGCAGACCGGAGAGATCGAGTGGACCGCCATCAAGCGCACCCACGACGGTCAGTACCAGGCCATTGCTGATGAAGGCGAGAACGGATTCACCGCCGAAAATGGCGCGACCTTCCTTCAGTCCGTGTATGCGCCGTCCTTCACCACGGGCGGTTAATCTCCGCCATTTCCCATGAGAAAAGCCGCACAGGCCCCGAGCGCAGGCAGTCCCACCAGTAAATATGAACAGGCTGGCTTTGGCGCATTCGGGGTCTGTACGGTGTTGCAATCGATTATTCATGACAGGAGGATTTGATTATGGTGACTTGCACTCTGGCCGGGAAGGAATACCGCATAGACTACGTGACCGGCCGCGCCCTGCGGGAAATTGAGCCCGCGGCCAAGATGTACGCCAGGATCGTCGCCATCTCCAACGCCGCCGTGAACGGGCAGGATGTTTCCGAAGCCGACCAGGTATCCGTATCTGAGGCGCTGGATGTGATGATCCGCTGGTTCTGTTTGCTGTTTCAGAATCAGTTCGCGCCGGACGAATTGCTGGACGGCTATCCCGTGGACCGGCTGATGCACGACATTGCGTTTGCGCTCATGGCCGTGCAGACCCAGACGACCAATGTGCTGGACTCTTTCCCTACGAAGGCAGCGGAGACGGAGAAGCCGGAGCGGACGGGGCCGGTGGAGATTCCCCGCGCCTGACGCTGCCGGATTTCATCTACTCCACCTACAACTCCCTGTTGGAAAACGGCTGGAAGATGAAGGATATAGACGAAATGGACATGCTCGGGTATTTCAGGCTCCGGGCGTGGAAGGCTCAGCGGGAGAAGGAAAAGAAATCACCCCGCCATCGGTATATTGACGAGGTGTGGAGCAACATGAAGCCGTGACAGAATGTCACGTTTTTGGTGAATAAGGCAGGTGAATTCGTTTGAGCGAGACGCTCCGTGATCTGGTGGTATCGCTGTCCCTTCAGACGGACAACTTTACCCGAAACATGCAGTCGGTCAACAAGCAGATCAAAGAGGCCGAGTCCTCGTTCAAGCTGGCGTCCGCCGGTGTTGACAAATTCGACCAGGACGCCGCCTCCCTCGGCTCCCAGCTCGGCGCGCTTCAATCGAAGCTCTCCCTCCAGAAAACCGCTGTCGACCAGTACGCCAAAGCGCTCAAAGCCGCAAACGACAAGCTGCAGGAGTGCTTCACCCGCCAGAATGACTACGCCAAGCGCCTGGAAGAGGCAAAGGCCCAGCACGACGCGCTTCGTGACCGGGTCAGCCGCACGACTGCTCAATATAAGGAATATGTCAGAACGCTGGGTGAATCTGACTCCGCTGCCATTGCGGCCAAAGCCAACCTTGACGCGCTGAAGGAAGAATACAGGGCCTCGGGTGAGGAGCTCCGCAGGCTTGCCGGGCAGCACACGACCCTGACCAAGGCCACCCAGAACGCCGCGGACGCTGTCACCACGGCCAATACACGCCTGAACACTGCGAAGGGCGCTGCCAGGGAAACAGAACAGGCGATTGCCAAAACAAACGCCTCTCTGACCCTGGCGCAGACCAACTGGTTCTCAGCGGGAGAAGCCATCCAGCGGGCCAATATGGAGATTACCTCCATCGGAAAACAGATCAGGCTGGCGGAGAGTGAGTTCCGGCTGGCCACGGTCGGCGTCAGGGACATGGAGCAGAATGTGGCGGGACTTACCGCGCAGCTGACCATGCTCCAGGAAAAGTTGTCTCTGCAGCAGGCGGCGGTTCAGCAGTATGAGGCGGCATTGGCCGGCGCGAGGGAACAGCTTCTGGCTGCGCAGCAGGTCAACGATCCCGAACGTATCCGCCAAGCGACAGACGCCGTCACTGACGCGCAGACCGCGCTGAACAACGCGAAGGCTGCCGTCCGGGAAACCGAAAGCGCGATCATCGAGTGCAACGCCTCCCTCTCCCTGGCGCAGACCAACTGGTTCTCCGCCGGTGAGGCGATCCAGCGGGCCAATGCGGAAATCACATCCATCGGCAAACAGATGCAGTTGGCGGAGAGCAGGTTCCAAGTCGCCACGGCTGGCGTCAGGGACATGGATCAGAACGTCGGCGCGCTGCAGGCGCGGATGACGCTGCTCCAGGAGAAACTAGCCCTTCAGAATGCGGCGCTCGCTCAGTATGAAGCCGCGCTGGCGGCCGCGAGAGAACAATTGGCAGCGGCCCAGGCCGTCAACGATCCGGAGAAGATCCGACAGGCTACGGACGCGGTCACAGACGCCCAGACCGCTCTGAACAACGCAAGCGCCGCTGTCATTGAGACAGTAGGCGCCATGGGCGACTGCAACGCCGCCCTGGATCTGGCGAAGACCAACTGGTTCTCCGCCGGCGAAGCAATCCAAAAGGCCAACGCCGAAATTACCACCATTGGCAAGGAAATTCAGGCTGCCGAGAGCGAATTCAAGCTCGCTTCGGCTGGTGTCAAAGACATGGAGCGGGATGTTACCGCCCTCATGGACAAATTCGACATGCTTGCCCGGAAGCTGGAACTGCAGCAAAAGGCTGTAGAGCAGTATCAGAACGCCCTCAACGCCGCGCGGGAACAGCTGGCCGCCGCTCAGGCCGTCAACGACCCGGAGAAGATCCGGCAGGCAAATGACGCGGTGCGCGACGCTCAGACAGCCCTGAACAATGCCAATGCCGCCGTCAAAGAGACAAGGACTGCGCTCCTTGAATGTGATGACGCCCTGGCGCTGGCGGAAACCGGCTGGTTCAGAGCCGGCGACGCCATCAAAAAGGCACAGTCTTCCATCGAGACCATCGGCAAGAAGATGCAGCTGGCGGAGAGCCGCTATAAGCTCGCCACGGCAGGTCTCAAGGATGTGGACAAGAGCGCCGAAGGCCTGACTGCCAGGCTGACCCTTCTCCAGGAAAAGCTCGCGCTGCAGGAGAGCGCGGTCCGGAAATACGAAACGGCTCTGCGCGGCGCGCGGGAACAGCTGCGTGCGGCGAAAGACGCCGGCGATCCCGAAAAGATCAATCAGGCCCGCAACGCCGTTATTGATGCCGAGTCCGCGCTCAATCGCGCCAAAGCAGCCGTCAGGGAAACACAGGCAGCCATCGAAAGCACGAACAAGGCGCTCAAAACCGCCCAGTCCTCCTGGACCGCTGTCGGCAAGAGCATGGAATCCTTCTCGTCCAAATGCGAGAAGGTCAGCAAGTCAATGACCAAGGCGGGCCGGGTTCTCTCCGTCGCCGTCACGACGCCCATTGTTGCGCTCGGCAAGACGGCCATAGACGCCAGCCTGGACTTTGAAAGCTCCTTCACCTCCGTGCGGAAGACAGTGGACGCCACCGAGGAAGAATTCGACGAGCTGGCCGCGTCCTCGAAGCAGATGTCCACGCAGGTCGCCGCCTCCACTTCAGAGATCAACGAGGTCATGGCCACGGGCGGCCAGCTGGGCATCGCCACCAGAAACCTCACCGGATTCACAAAGGTTATGATCGACCTGGGCAATTCCTGCGAAGACCTGTCCGCAGACGAAGCCGCCACCTCACTGGCCAAGTTCGCCAACGTCATGAAGACCGACCAGAAAGACTTCGACCGCGTCGGCTCCACACTGGTCGATCTGGGCAACAACTACGCCACCACCGAAAAGGCGATCATGGAGATGTCCCAGCGCCTCGCCGGCGCGGGCAAGCAGGTTGGCCTGACGGAAGCCCAGGTGATGGGCTTTGCCGCGGCGCTGTCCTCTGTGGGCATCGAAGCCCAGATGGGCGGCTCCGCGTTCTCCAAGGCGCTGGTCAAGATGGAAGTGGCGTCCGCCACGGGCGGACAGGCGCTCGAGGATTTCGGCAAAGTCGCCGGCATGACCGGCCAGCAGTTCAAAGCCCTGTGGGACAGCGATCCCGCCGCCGCTTTCCAGGCGTTCATCGTCGGCCTCAGCAGAATGGATGACGAGGGCGAGAGCGCCATCGCCACGCTGCAG